GGGAACAGGAGCTTCAGGAGATGCACTGGAAGAACTGGGAGACGCAGCAAAAAAAGCATACAGCAACATAGCAGACAAAGACTCCAGTCTCACGGATGTATCGAATATCCTGGCAGAACTGAATACTAGGTTCGGGATCACAGGAGATCAGGCAGCAGGAGTCACAGAGAAGATCGCAAATTTCGCAAAGCACACAGGAACAGACGGAACGAAGGCGGTCGATTCGATCGCGAACGTGACAAAAAGGTGGGGGCTTGGCATTGACGATGTGGATGGATTGCTGGACGATCTGACCACAGCAAACCAGAGCTGCCAGATGTCAGTGGACGATCTGACAGGCTATCTCACAAATAACAGCACGGCATTCCAGGAGTTAGGATATGACACAACGGACGCACTGGCATTACTGATCAGTCTTTCAGATAGCGGCGCAAATGTCGGCTCAGTCATGGGAGGAATGACAAAGGCGGTAACAAACCTGTCAGGAGTTACGAAAGATGTACCAGGAACATTCCAGCAGGCGATCCAGGCCATCGGAGACTGCGACACAGTATCAGAAGCATTACAGGCGCAGGTTGGAGATACTGGAAAAACAGTGGAAGACATCTTCGGAAAGAAAGCAGCGCAGGAGCTGGCTGTAAATATCCAGAACGGAAACTTCCAGATTGACAAATGGACAGAGGCCCTTCAGAACAATGAGGGGGCGCTGGAAGGGACGACAGAAGGCGCGACCACGATGCAGGATTCATGGAGCCAGGCAACCAACAACGTGAGCCTGGCACTGTCACAGACGTTCGTGCCAGTTATATCGGACGTAGTGAAGCAAGTGGCGGAAGTTGTAACGAAGATCGCGCAGGTGGTGCAGAGCAGTCCTGAACTTCAGGCTGTGATCGTTGGGGTAGCTGCCGGACTTGGAATACTTGCGACAGCGCTGGCTATCAGTTCAGTCATAAGTGTGGTGCAGAAGGCTTTTGCGCTGCTAAATACGACGATGCTGGCGAACCCGATCTTCCTGGTAGTGACAGCACTGGCAGCACTGGCGGCCGGGCTGGTATATGCCTACAACAACAGTGAAACCTTCCGGAATATCGTAAACCAGGCGTTCGAGGTAATGAAGTCGGTTGTGATCACTGTCGTGACGACCGTGAGGGACACAGTAGTAACGGTATTCGAGGCGATAAAGTCGGCCATATCGACAGCAGTAAGTACAGCAAGTACGGTCGTAAGCAATGTATTTAACACGATGAAGTCAACAGTGACCACGATCGTGAATGCAATCAGCGCAGCAGCATCGACTGCGTTTAATGCAATGAAGACAGCGGTGACAACAGCTGTGAATGCAACAAAGACAGCTGTGACGACTGTGTGGAATGGAATCAAGTCGACAGTATCTACAGTAGTGAATGCGGTCAGAACAACTGTAACAACAGTGTGGAACGGAATCAGATCAGTGACATCATCAGTATGGAACGGGATCAAGACAGCCGTGACAACGCCGATCAATGCGGCGAAGTCAGCTGTCAGTACGACAGTGAACGGAATACGCAGCACGATGACATCTGTCTTCGGAGGAATCAGGTCAACAGTGTCGAGCATCTTCAGCGGAATCCAGTCAGCGATCACAAGCCCGATCCAGACTGCGAAGAACACACTGGCGAACCTGGTGTCAGGAATCAAAGGGCTGTTCTCCGGACTGCATATATCACTGCCGCACATTAACCTGCCACACTTCCGTATATCTGGAGGTACGCCGCCGTATGGTATCGCAGGAAAAGGAACAGCGCCTTCCATCGGCATCGACTGGTATGCACAGGGCGCAGTCCTGAAGAAAGCAACTTCGTTCGGAATCAATACCGCAACTGGAAACAGAATGGTAGGAGGAGAAGCCGGATATGAAGCAGTAGCACCGATTGACGTGTTACAGGGATATGTACAGGCAGCAGTGGAGTCAGTAGTTGGAAACAGCACACTAGACTATGATCTCCTGGCGGATAAGATCGCAAACGCATGTGCAAGAACGAACACCACGCTGGAGCTGGACGGCAGACAGCTGGGAAGAGTAGTCAGGGGGTATGTATGATGCAGCTGTATTATGAAGCGGCAGACGGAACAATCCTGAACCTTATGCAGAACGGGATCTACGCACAAGATCCGGAAGCACTGACACAGAATACATGGAGCTATACGACTATATCAGGCGTCAATGGCTTGGCCCGCGTGAAAAGGTTCTACAAGAACGTACAGACGGCAAAGATGAAGCTGAGTATCATGGCAGCAGACAAAGAAGAGTTCAACACGATCATGTACGAGATGCACAGGATCTTCGAGAAAGATGTCAGGAACATGACGCCGGGCAAGATCTGGTGGAACAATTTCTACAAAGAAGGGTTCGTGTATTCGACATCGAACGACGACTACGAAGAGCTATTTGAAAGCGTGGAGCATGAAATTGAGTTCCTGAGCGTAAATCCTTCATGGATCAGGAGAACAACATACCAGTACAGAGCGCAGGCAAACGAAACAGGAACGCTGGACTATCCGCGAGACTACGGGTATGACTACGACAGAAGCGGCATCCTTGAAGTTTTGGAGAATAAGTGCATCGGAGAAGCGAACTTCGAGCTGATATTCTACGGCGCAGCAGTGGATCCACAGATCACTATAGGCGGAAACGTTTATGGACTGGAGACAACACTGAAAGAGGGAGAATACGCAACAGTAAATTCGATCACAAAGAAGATCAGACAGTATTCGATCACAGGAGAAGAGACAAACATCTTTGACAGGAGGGACAGAGAGAACAATATCTTCCAGAAAATACCAGAAGGAACGCTTGCGGTGTTGAGAAGCAAAGAGATGCAGGTAGACGTCACACTGTACGATGAAAGAGGGGAACCGGAATGGATCTGATATATGCGGACGAAAACAGAATAGACCAGGGAGTCATGGACGCCTACGAGCTGGACATGGCATATGGATCCGATGAAAACAACTTCACATGTACAATCGACCGCGGAAGTCATTGCTGTACAGAAGGTTTCTTCCTGTATGTCGAAGGCGAGGAGTACGGCGGGATCGTCGACAAAGTAAAAGTAAACACAGAGAAAGACGAGATCACGTACTCCGGAAGAACCTGGCATGGAATACTGGAAAAGAAGATCATCTGTCCGGAGGACGGACAGGACTACGCAGTATTTGACGGAGAAGCGAACAAAGTGTTGCAAACGATCATTGACCGGATAGACCTGGGCGACCTGTTTGAAGCGTCAACAGAAGACACAGGAATACAGATCCAGGCATTCCAGATGGACAGATACATAGACGCCTACACCGGAATTTACAAGATGCTGAAAGACGCAGACGCAAAGCTGAATATCATCTGGAAAAATAAAAAGGTAGTCCTGAGCGCACAGCTTCGGCAAGACTACAGTCAGGACGAAGAGTTCAACACAGCACAGGTGGACTTCACGATCGAAAAAAACTACAGGCCAGTGAACCACATCATATGCCTGGGACAGGGAGATCTGAAGAACAGAGCTGTGATCCATCTTTTTTGTGACGAAAATGGAGGCATACAGCCATACGCAACGAAAGACATCCCACTTCAGGATAGTGACTACATCCTGGGAACAAGCAGGAAAGTGATGGACGGAGAGGACGAAGTGGTGGAGATCCTGGACTATCCGAACGCAGAGATCACAGAGAACTATATCTTGCTAAACACGCAGCCTTCTGACTGGAAAAAGAACAGCACAGCATACTTCTTCCAGGACGACAAAGACAAGTTCAAAGAGGTGGAAGAAGTAGAGGTCGGGTATAAGCTCCAGAAGATCCAGCCGTATGACTGGGCCGTAAACTTTTCAGAATACTATGTGAAAAGTGGAAACACGTACAAAAACGTAGAAGGGCAGACAGTAATGCAGCTTCAGACGTCGCAGCCTTCTGACTGGGGCACAAAGTACGAAGACTATTTCACTAAGAATGGGAGCAGTTACCCTTCCGTAAAAGGTGTGGAGAAGACAACGTACAGAAAGCAGGCAAAGAAGCCTCCTGACTGGTCAAAGAACTATAAAAACTATTTTGAGTTCTACAGTGATGGAGTAACGAGCAAATACCAGAACGTTAGTGGGATCACAAAGTACAGGTATGTATTGCAGACAAGAAAACCGACCGACTGGGCGGACAGCTGCACATCTTACTACAAAAAGAAGAAAAAAGGCGGATACGAAAATGTCAGCAAAACGAAGAAGAAAAAGGCTCCGGCATGGAGAGCGAAGACATACTACACCCGGATTTCTTACGAAGTACCGCCAGCCTGGAAGGCAAACCACTATTACACAGAAGTAAACACAGTCAGCGCTCCGGCATGGAGCGCGAACAAATACTACACGCAGAACGACAACGTGGCACCGGCATGGAGCCAGAACAAATATTACAGCGAAACAGATGAAACTGTAGCACCTGCGTGGACAGCGAACAAATACTTCAAAATGGTCACGGATCAGTATGCTGTCATGGTACAGAGCGCCGTGGAGCGAATAGAGGAAGCACACCAGGCTGATGACATGAAGATCGCCCTGGAAGAAACAGAGCAAGTATACGACGTGGGAGACATCGTGGGAACCAGCGAGGAAACGACGGGGATCACGGCAGTCCAGGAAGTATGCAAAAAGATCATCAAGATAAACAATGATGATGTGACTATAACATACGAGGTGAATTAACATGGTGCATTTAATTACAGGATATGCAGGCCACGGGCATGTTACGGCAGCAGATGACGCGCTGTACCATTCAGGAGTCTGCGGAACAGGAAAGTATGTGATGCGTACCGGGACAATGTTTGCCGCAAGTGTAGAAAGCAGCAACGAGATCACGATAGGCAGCGGCGATCTGGTAAACCAGGGCCGACACATCAACATACCGACCAATGCTACAGAAAAGGCAACTATCAACAATGGAACACAGGGAAAGACAAGAAAAGACGTCATTGCGATCAGATATAAGCAGGACGCTTCGACAGGAGTGGAAAGCGCAGAGCTGATCGTCCTGCAAGGCACATCAGTCAACACGGGACAGGAACCAGCAAGGCCAGCACTGAAAAGCGGAAACTTATACGAAGGAGACACGATCGACGACTTTCCACTGTATGAAGTAACACTGAACAATCTGAACATTACGGCTGTGACAAAGCTGTTCGTGCTGATGCCGACATTATCAGGAATGTTCGATCTGATATATCCGGTAGGAGCGATCTACATGAGCGCGATCAGCGTCAATCCGGCAAACCTATTCGGAGGAACATGGGAAGAGATCCAGGGTAAGTTCTTGCTTGCAAGAGACGGAAGCCATGCAGCAGGAACAACAGGAGGCAGTGAGAACGTAACACTGACTACAGAACAGATTCCTGCGCACAGTCATACAGGCGGGGCACATACGCACACAGGCCCATCACATACACACACGATCAATTCACACGGTCATTCAGCGAGCTGTTCGACAAATGGAGAACATAGCCATAATGTCGACAGAAACAAGAATGCTGCATCAGGAACAGCGAGATATGCAGCACAGGCAGCCAGCGCGAAAACGACACACGGAACGACGAAAAACGGATCACATGCTCATAGTATTACAATCGGCGGATCCGGAACGCTGACAAGTAATGCAGGAGGAACAGGGAACACAGGATCCGGCGGAACGGTAGCAACGAGCAACACGGGAGGCGGACAGGCGCACAGTAACATGCCGCCATACCTGGCTGTGTATGTGTGGAAAAGAACGAAGTAGAGGGAGGTGAGAAAGCATGAGCGAAGTCTATGAGTACATGGACGGCTATGACCATTCAAACAGATACAGCGATGACATGATTTTCGAGGTGTCAAAAGAAGATAAAAGCATTTCAGTGATCCGGAAGCAGACGCTGATCTCCGGAGAGCGTAATTCGCAGTATATCGCCTTCCAGATGCCACGGTATTACGACGGCATCGACCTGTCAGAGAAGAACATCGAAGTGATCTATGTCACAGAGACAGGAATATCAGACATCAACAAAGTGATCAATGTACGAAGAAATGAAGAGTATCTTCTGTTTGGCTGGGTAGTTCCTGGCGGAGCACTTCAAGATCCTGGAACGCTGTCCTTCTGCATCGAGTTTGCAGGCGACGAGTATGTAATGAAGACCATGCCTGTCGAGGTGGAAGTCTTCGACGGAATGAACGGATCCGACATCATGGTGGAACCGACTGGACAGGTATGGTATATGCAGATCCAGAACCTGTGCAGTGAGACACTGGAGAAAGCACAGGATCACGAAACGAATGCAGCTGTGTCTGAAAGAAACGCACAGACCTATATGCAGAATGCGCAGAACGCATACAGTCAGGCAAACCTGGCAAAAGAAAGCATACAGGGATCAACAAAGCAGATCGCGGATAATAAGACCAGTATCGAGGATCTGAAGAAGGAAAACGAGCAGCTGAAGGCGAGACTGGATGCAGCACTTGCAGACTATACAGGATCAGCTGAAGGAGAGATCGCAGAGGCAAGAGTGGACAGGAAAGGAAAGACCTATGCAACACTTGGCGAAGCGATCAGAGGGCAGTTCGACGAGATCGGGCTGTATGTAGATGAAGACGGCGATATATGCCAGAAGGAGGATTAAATGGGTAAATTATTGACAAATGAAGTAGGATTGCAGATGCTGGCGGAAATGAAGCGGCAGACAGCCATTTCAGAAGCAGCAGCAAGGGATCAGATCGCAGCACTTGCGTCGCAGATGTCTTCGATCGCTAAGATCGTAAGAGACGGATATGGCAGCGTGTTAATGGACATCGGCGATCAGCTGAACATTGACTGGACAGACGGATCAAAAAGCTACAACGTGCCGCATGATATTGTGCATTTTGCGGACGTCGATCTGAAGAACGGAGACAAAGTTCCAGGCATGTACATTCAGTGGCATTTCTGTTCACCGTTCGGCGTTCAGTTCGATGCAGCAGAAGCGTTCTACTACGCAGAGACAGAGCTGGCAGCAGGAACTTACAACATCATCGTAGGCGATAACTGGGGAACGAACTGCAAGAAGAACGAGCAGTACCAGTTCACATTGAGCAAGCCTGTCCCAAAAGGCGGACAGATCGCAGGATTCAATTCAATGCCGGATAAAGCACCGTCAGAGTGGACAGTGCAGACATTCACAGACGCGAAGAGCACGACACCGATCGAGACAGTAAAACCGACAGCCGGATCCAATGGAACAAACCTGGGAACCATGTCATTTACAGGAGACGGAAAGCTGAACAGCTTGCAGCGTGTAGCATATGGATACAATAGATGGAGTCAGTCAGCGATCAGACAGTATCTGAACAGCGCGAAGGCAGCAGGCCAGTGGTGGGAACCACAGCACAAGTGGGACAGACCGCCCGCAGAACTTGCGTCGAAGCCTGGATTCCTGTCAGGATATTCAGACGACTTCCTGAACGCGATCAAGCCCGTGAGAGTGCGTACAGCATTGAACACAGTCACAGATGCAGCTGTAGGAACCTACGAAGACACATACGACAAGATCTTCCTTGCATCATTAGAGCAGGAGTTCATCACACCACAGGCGTCAGGAATTGAAGGAGAAGCCTGGGACTATTGGAAACAGGCTGTTGAACGCAGCACACCGACACCGTGGTACAAAACATTCGCAGAAGGAGGCCACCCGATCACATACGGAATTGATGGAAAGACTTCGGCGCAGACCGTGCGGTTGCGCAGTGCGTACAGAGGCACCGCGCGCAGTACGTGGTTTGTGTACGCGTCCGGCTACGTCAACACCAGCTACGCAGTGATCAGCTTTCGCTTCGCCCCGGCTTGCGTCATCTGCTAGGCCATCACACAATCTCCGGCACCCACGGATGCCGGAGAGGAAAGGACGAAGAAAGAAATGTCAGTACCAGAAGGGCAGAGAGGAAAAGGCAAGTTCACAGTGCTTACAAAAGCGAACATGCTGAGTATTTATACAGTCAAAATCTGCTGTAACAAAAAGGTATTCCTTCCGGAATATCAGCACGCACTCACAGACGACATCATTCGGACAGCAAAAGACATTTTTATACACTGCTGGACAGCGAACAACATCAGAGTGGGAAAAGACGAAGAAAAACGGAAGGAACGAAGAAGACTCCAGGAGCAGGCAGCGAACGACTGCAACAATCTCCTGGCACTTATGCAGATGGCGCAGACTCTGTTCCATCTGAAGCTAAAGAGGATCAAATACTGGGGAGAAAGGACGATAGAGGTCAGAACTCTGATAAGATCCTGGATTGAATCAGATACAAAACGCTACTCACAAGAGCAGCGATAAGTATATGGATGTAGGCTGCGCGCAGAACGTGCGGTTGCGCAGTGCGAACAGAGGCAACGCGAACAATACGTGGAATGTGAACGCGTCCGGCAACGTCAACAACAACAACGCAGTGAACAGCAATCGCTTCGCCCCGGATTGCGCAGATAAGTGGACGAGAAGCCACGCTGTAGGCGTGGTGTCTGCGAATGATAGACGCAAGGAGCCGAAATCCATGCCTGGAAACAGGTGAACAACACTGTCGTGATGTAAGATGCTTCAGAGAAGCATGGCGCTATATACGCGGCGGAAACAACAGAATAATGGGTGAATTATATGGATGAAGACATCAAGGAGCAAGTGATCGGCTTCGAGGCGCTGTATAAATCAATGCACCGATGCAAGAAGAACGTGCTCTGGAAGGACTCTGCGGCGAGTTTCTATCTTAACGGGATAGAACAGACGCTGAAGCTGGAAAAGCAGCTGAAAGAAGGCACGTATAAGCCACGGCCGCCGAAGAAGTTCGAGATCACACATCCGAAAAGGAGAGAAGCTGTGAGCATAGCATTCAGGGATCGCGTGTACCAGAGATCATTGAACGACAATGTGATATATCCAATTATGACACAATCGTTCATACATGCGAATATGGCCT